ATGCTTTGATTGATGACATCATTAAACAACAGCTCGAAATAGGAGAAGAGGCCAGGGCTAATTTTGAAGAAAATCAGCAGTTGCTTGTGCAAATGATCCTTCAAGAGATATCAAATCCAGAAGTAGCTGAAGGTGAAATCAATGAGTCGACTGAACTACTGCCTGAGCTAGCTACTGTCACCGATCAACAAATTGCCGCAGAAGCTCACCATTTTGCAGGTATTGCAGGTGCTTATCGAGATAGTGCTTTTGAAATTCGAGATGACATCCATGAAGGTGAGAAGGGGGACGGGGAATGGTTCCATGAGATGATAGAAGGTCGTGAGGATGCAAAATCAGTTGTTGAGCAAAAGAAAGAGAAGTTGAAAAGAGACCTTGAACTGGGACTAGCAAAAGGTGACTTAAAAGCGAGTACAAAAGCATTTGTCAAAGACTTTCATGACATGCGCAGGGAACAACATGACATACGGGGAGTTGTTGGTCCTTATCTTGATGAAGACCGAAATGCAGCCACTGAAGAGCTGGAGCAACGAGCAGAAGACAGAGACGATCTTGCAGAAGCCCATGCACTCATTGATGAAATTATGAAGGAGCAAATGGAAATGGATGCTGCTGAAACTAATGGGTTTGAAGAAAGCCAACAAATGCTGGTCCAGATGATCCTGCAAGCAATTTCAAATGGAGATGATTATTCAGAAGAGGACACAGTCCAAGCAGAAGAATCTGGGACAAATGTTTCTGAAGAAATAAAAACTGTTCCAGAAGCAAATACTCCATAGAGTTATTTGTTCACTGTGCCTGTGCCCAGGTCCAATGCGCACAATCTTCCAGCAATCAACTTTTCCGATCATCATGAATCATTCTCTAGATAGTCTTTGATGACTTTGTTCAAACTCATAATGAAGACACACGTAGAATGTAAGTTTATCATGATAAATTGTGCCCATCCCGTAGCTATCGGGTTGGATGCTTCCCGCTTTGACCAACATGTCTCTGTCGCTGCCTTGCAGTATGAACATGGATTCTAC